TATTAAGAAGCTCAGAATAATTGTTATTGAAGTCTGTTCTGCTAATTTCGTCAATAGAATCTTCAGCTATTTTTTTGTAATATTCGAGCGCGTCCTGAACAATATAGTCTTCAACTTCGTCCCATTCTTTTATTCTGTTCATTTCTGGTTCATTTTCATCTTCATAGTCTGGAGCAAAGTCTTTGTACTGTTGGTCATCCCCACCGCGATATTTTCTTTCCTCAACGTCTTCTTCTTCGTCATCCATACCATCATATTCTAACTCTTGGTCTTCTGCATCAATTTTGCCTTTGTGTGCTGATAGCGATTGACTTGGAGTTCTCGAATAAGCACTCGCATATTTTTTTGAATAGCTCACTCGCTCTGTATCTGATTTGGTAACACAAGGTGGCTTGCCATAACCAGGGCTGGGGTTTACAACTTTTCCTTGCCTATGACAGTAATCAGCTTTACTTCCAGCCTCACTTAATATTAAGTCAATATATGGACTTCCTAAATATTTCATAATTTACTCCTATGTTATTGTAATTGTGTTTTCAGCTGTAAATGTATCAGTTTGTGCGCGTAGGTCTGTAATAGCAGTTCTAATTCGACTTGGCGTATCAGTCAACACGGTTGCCAACCACAAATCTGCTTTTGTTTCCGCGTCTGTATCAGTCTTGCCGTCAAATGTTTGCGTCACTGGCAACTGAGATTTAATATACTTTTCGTTTGTTGGAAGCGTATATGTAATAGCTCCCGTAAAGGTTCCACCAAAGTCTACCTTTGGCTCACCAAATTTTTCCATAAGTACTAATTCGGTTTTGTCAAAAACCAATTCTATCCTTACAGAGAAAACGTTATTGCTAACTGTTTTGATATATGTTGCATCAGCCATGTTATGTACCTCACTATTATTTATAAGTAACTACTTTTAGTAGTTTGTGTTACCTCATTATTACTCTGGCATCCTTCCAATATTTTGGTAGCCACTTCTCAAAATTTTTCCAATCTTTTGGTCCAAACCCAACTAGTAGTTTTACATCCTTTTTTCTCATACATAGACCACTAACTCCCGACGCAGTACCCTTTTTGCCTTTAAACAAATCAAGGTACATATCATCTCCATACCAACCTAAATCTTCACCTTTTATTCCTTTTATTTCTCCATACCATAATGGCCATGTTGTATTCTTAATAACTACTCCAGGTTTTCTATTAATATCTTGAACTACGTTTCCATGCTTAACTATCAAATCAAGTAAATCCCAATTTGGCCTCACAATATTTTTTTTGGCTTCTGCTATCATATCAGCCAACATTTGATTGTGCATCTCAATTATTTTTCTTTCTATTTTCATGCCGCTGCTGCCATTGCCTTTTTGATTCTTTCCATATCTTTTTTGTGCTGTTCTAATTTTCGTTGTCTCTCTTGTTCAAGTCTAGCTTTTTGTTTTTGTGCTGCAATATTATCATCAGCCATACACCTACCAGTCACGCCTGGAGCAACGTATGTTAAATGCCTTGCATCTACCCATGAATGACCAGCCTGTTGTTCACAATCTCTTCTTTGTTCAGCAGAACTTTTTGGACCCTTTTTTTTGGGTTTTCCAAAAAGTTCGTCCAAATCGTCTTCCATTATTAATACTTTATATAATTTCATTTTTTCAAGTCTAACCATTTCTGGTCTGATTTACTATACTTGATACGCCCTGCATCTATTAGTGTACGCATACATATTGGCCAAGCTACATCTTCTGGTTTTCCTTGCGCCATTACGTGGGCGACACAACGCTTGCGTACGTCTTTTGAGCGTTCTGAATATTTCGGCTTCTCATTTAATATTATTGAAAGTCTCATTCTTAAATTTAGAAAACATCAACTCCCCAACCAATAGAAAAACCACCGCCTTTAAGGTTTACATAAATAATTAAATACATATTTAATGGAGATAGTGATTTATTCAAATCACTACCGTCTTTTAATGTGCCATCAATCAAAAATGCTATGCCGTGTTCGTTTCTTCCAGGCGTAGAGGCCTCGGTTGCTTTCTTATCAAACATAATGTCATTAATATTTGTAATAGGACCCTTCTCTTTCAAAACGTCTGTTGGCATCTCTTTATTAGAACTTTGAATGAGAGTTGCCTTATTAATGTTTCCTAACTTTTTTTCTTTAAACTCATTAATAATTCCCCATTCATTCAATAAGTCATTAACTGTTTTTTTATCCTTCATAATAATTCTCCTTATCCAGTTATAAATCCCACTGGCTCTGCCAGTTGTAATAATTCTTCTCTGAGTTTTTCTTTCATAGATTCTGATTCTGTGAGCAACCTGTCTCCATCAAGCGTTAAATCACCGCGAGGTCCAGGCATTGACTGATATTTGGAACGTATGCGACCTAAAATTTCTTTAGCTTCCGCTAGAGCATAATCCCTAATCCAGTCAATATATCTTATATCTTCATCTTCTGCCATAAATTGAACCTTGGCTATTACTTTTTGTGACTTGACTGGTGTAGGGAAAAGATAAAGTTTATTTCCTATCATTTCCCATGTTCCTTCGCGGCCTAAAGTTCTAATGTACATCTCATTATACATAGTTTGAATCCAGTAGTCTGTCATATGAACAAGCCGCGCCCAATCATCAATAAAATATTCGTTGAAAAATTCATTGAGAAAAAAATCACTTAGATGTGGATTATAAAATACTTCTCTTACGCCTAAATATTCTTCGGGGACATCATAACCATTAACATAAGATTGTGTGGTAAATGCGACAAGAGCTTCATCAGGCGGGCAATACTGGCTGTACAGTTCGAGCGCAGAATCATAACAAACATCTAATTGCGATTCATGCAATTCAACCTTGATAACTGGCGCACCTAGCTTTCTCATAATGTAGTCTTTAACTACGGTACGCGTACTTACACCTGGAGTTCTTCTCATTGCCATTATGGAATATCTCTCGTCCTATTTCCTGCTTCTCTATTCATTATTTAAGCAATTCGACCAACATAGCTTTAGTGGCGTTTGTTGGGTATTCGATTTGTTTGTCATCTAGTAATTTTTTTATTTCGTTCTTTGTCAAATCGTCTGTATTAATTTCTTCCTCATCTTCGCTTTTAGATTCTTCTTCTTTTACTTCTTCAAGAGGAGGAGAATCTGGTGGAGAATCTACTAACAACTCTTTTTTTGGCTCTTCTACTTTCACAATAGGCTTAACTACAGCAGGTTTAGCTGCTGGAACCTTATCTTCAATAAGTTGTAGAGCCTTCGGATAATTAAGACCTTCGTTAACATCAATTTCAACAATCTTGTTAACAGGTATCTTCATTATCTTGCCGTTGATTTGAAGTATTAATCGAGAACCTGTTTTATTCCTAAACTTTCTTTTCATCGTTAGCTCCTTTCTTCTTTTTTATAAATTTTCTTCTAGTAGGGCAACCAATTCGGCTTTATTCGCTGTATTTGAATACTCTACATCCATGTCGTCCAACATGTCTTTAATTTCAGCTTTAGTCATAGCTTCAACGTCAATGTTATCATCAGCTGCTGAATCGTCCACTGGCGCATCATCCACTGGCGCATCCACTTTTTTTTCTTCAACTTTTTTTGGTTGAACAGCGTCTGCTTTTTTGTAATCTCTTACGACTTCGTATTTTCTTACGACTTCGTATTCCCTTACTACTTTATAGTCTGCCATTTTATAATCACTCCTTAGTTAAAATTTAAAAAGGGGTGAGGCGAGTAACCCCACCTCACCCCTTGCTTTGTGTGCTAGCTTGTAAGCGTATTAGTCAACAACTATCTAACTGGTATCTATTAGATTAGGTCACTACCACTATCAATAAGGTCACGGCCTTGTGTTTGTGGTGATTTGTTAGCTGCATCAAGTCCGTAGTTGGTGATGCCGCTTGAACCCTTAGCTGTTAGGTTATTAACCTTGATAACGCCATACATGCGTGGACCATTTTCTACAAAGACTGTTCCGTAGCGAGTCATTAGTCCCTTACGTGGGTTGAAGCTCTCTGTATCCAATACAGTTGGTGTAATCTGTAGTGGTACGTATGGACAGTAGAAGAATCCAGCGTCCATGAAAGATTCGCCCTTGTATCCGATTAGGATTAGGTCGCGTGGGAATAGAGGGTCTTTGAAGACCTTGAACTTGTTGTTCAATGTTCCTGCGAACTGGATACCGATGTTGTAAGTGAAGTCTGCATCTGCGTCTGTGCTAAACTCACGTAGTGATTCTAGCTTTGCGCCGATTTCAGGAGATGTTACAATCCAGTTTCCAGAACCGCGTAGCGACTGACGGTAAATCTGGTTTGAAACTTCGAGGATTTGATAGAACAAGGATTTGTTTCTATCATCGAAGTTACCAGAACCGACTGCTGTGGCTGTTCCACCACCACCAGAAGTAATAGTTACTAAACCACCAGTGATGAATGGGTCGTTGTAATCGTAAGTTGTACGAATACCAGCGTTAGTAATAAGCGTGTTCAAAACCTCACGGTCGATTTCAGCTGCAATCTCGTTTGCGAGTAGCGCAACGAGTTCTTGCTCTGCATCGACGTTGTGCATTGCGCGGAGGTCTTGGCTTGCTTCTACTGACCATTTGGTTCTTAGCTTTCTGGTTTTAGCTGTTACTGGTGAACTTTCAACTGTTAGCTCGATTTCAGGTAGCTTGCGCTGATTTTCCATGTTGTAATCGTAGGTGATTGTTGAAGCACCAGCACTTGGTGTTACGCCATTAGCTGGTAGGAGTGCGATTTCTGCCGAAGCAAGAACCAACACGCCAGCTGCCGTAGTTAGTCTTACATAGGCAAGACCGCCCTGTACGTATGCTTCTACAGCTGTAATACCAGCAATAAGTGCTGCTGGACCGCCAGCACCATCATCTAGCAATGTGCTAGTTTTGATATTTGTGGCTGGAACGGCAACATACGTTGTTGGTGCTGCTGTTTCCTGAATACCATTAATGGTAAACTCGACAACGTTAGTTGCTGCTGCGGCTGTTGCTGCGTCTGCAACTTCAAAAGTAATACTTCCAGTGCTGTTAATGTAAGGAGTTGCTCCAAGTGCATGTCCAGCTAGGATAACTGCATTTGCTACACCGCCAGCTGCTGCTGCGATGGTGGCAGGCTCACGATAAATTGTCTGCAAGCTGTAGTAAGGGTCGATGAACCATGTGTCACCGATAAAGTTTGCATACTCGGTTCCCGCTACTGTCTGTCCTTTATTGTAAGACTGGTCTGCCATACCGTGCTGGTGTACACCAGTTGATTCTAGTTCTACCAAACCACTGTATTTATACTTTAGGTAAAATACGAGTGATGCTGGTGAAGTCATTGGTTGAATACCTACTAGTTCATTAGTTACCAAGTTTGGATAAACTCTGCGAACCAATGGGAGTAGGTAGTGTTGGAATGTTGCAACATTAGGTGCTGCTGCAACGCCCTGTCCAGAAAGCGTAGTTTCTGTAATTAGTTCGGTTCCCTTGCGAGCTTCGTTCTCAAGAAGAATTGCAGTAGAGAGAATATTATATTCACCCTTAACTCCTTCTAGTAGAGGGGCCCATTTCTTTGCAAGGACTTGACCGACTCTATAATAAGTGTCTTGGTCACGTACGTCTGTAATCATTATTATTTACCTCTCTAAATTAATTTAATTAATCCCGCTTAATTTTCTCATTCTTTCTACTTGGGAGTCTACAGGAGCTTTATCCTGTACATCCTCTTCAATGATTTCGCCCTTTGATTGTGTGAAGACTTCTTCTTCGATATACGAATCTTTATCGCTTTTTACTTTTTCTTTTAAAACCATAAACTTGTCGTCAACTTCGGTTGCCGATGTGCATTCAAAGAGTTTCTTTTGGAAATAGTCTTTGTCTGAATCTGGCAAATCCTCAAGAAGTTCATAAGCTCTAACTTTAGCTTTTTGATGTTCTATTGATTCATCCTTTCTAGCCAGCCTACCTTTAAGCTGTTCAATTTCTTCTGCTAATGCAGAAAGTTTATCATCTTTAATGCGTGATTCACGCTCTAGCGTAGTGTCTTCAATAAACGGAGTTACAAGACGGGCAACCTCATGTAGAATGCGAGGAGCCTTTGCAAACTCAGGGTCAAGCGACATATCTTCTGCAATAATGTCTCTCATTTCTGTTTTCGAGTTTGTTAGGAAAGTCGTAACTTTTTCAGATAGACTTTTCTTTAGGTCTTCAACTTCCGATTCGAGACCACTTAGCTGTTCTGTCTTTTCAGAGATTGCGTCAACTAGCTTTTTGGAATATTGCTCTTTGGCTTCCTCAACAGCTGCTTCTGCTTTCTCTTGCGCTGAAGCATCAATCTCACGCTTGTAATCTACAAACTTTTCGATAAGTGCTTTAGCTAGTTTATCGTCAATTTCACTCTCTAAGAGTTTTTTAGTGAGTTTACTCATTATTTAATCCTCCTGAATTTTAGCTCTTTTTAAGTATCATGTCGAGCGCATCTACTAAGCAATCATTAAATGCGTCCGACCTTTCATCTTCTTCTACAATCGCAGTTTCTGTTTTAGACTTCAATACGCCTGGGTCCACCCAGTTTTCTCCGTCAACAGATTCTTTTACCATCTCAGGCCATGCGCCTGGAGTAGATGGGTCTGCAACTATATCAAAAGTTATTAGGTTGTAATCATCCTGAACGATATTGGCAGATTCGTCCTTGTCTTCTTTAACACTACCAGTACCTCTACTGGAAATACCAAGTTTAACACCAGACCTAATAAGCGATTCCAAAAGTTTGCCAGCTGGCGTTTGCAAAACTTCTAACGAACCATAGACAATTCCGTCTTCGTCCATTTTTAGTTCTGTAATCGCATGGCTTGCTTTGTCTAAGTGTATGCGCGGGTCTGAGGGATGGTCAATCTCCCCTAGCATCCTTTTTTCAGAAAGCGTATTTTCGTGCTTATCAATTTCTCTTTCGAGAATTTCTCTAGGATACATACGACCGTTTGCATTTTTTACACCAGCCTTTTGAAATACACCTTCTAGGCGCAATGCGCGAGTTCCGTCTGCTCTTTCGTTCACATTATCAACGGTATATGAAAACTCTGTTGTGTCTGTAAAGTAATATTTCATCAATTTTTACCTCTTACTTTTTGATTGTTTTAAGGGCTGCTTGCATATCCTTTAGGAAACTCTCTTTGCCGCCTTTTGCGACATTAGCCGCAAAATTAATCATGCTTGCTGCTTCTGCTCTATCACCAGTGGCTTTTATCAAGACCTCAACAGCTTTTTTTGCACTCTTATATTTTGACTGTATCGTTTCTCCTTCTGGAACTTTTAGCAATCTGTGCATTTTGCCCTTTTCAATACTTACTCCCTGGCTCCATTTAGCTTCACTTACTTTTTTTTTTCAGCAAGGTCATATAGCCATGCTTCAACTTGGTCAAACATGTACTCGTAACTTTCATTGCTGGCTCTTTGAGTATCTAGGTTATGTACTAGAGCTAACAATTCCACAATACCATCTCTGCCAATTTCTTCATCGTTTTCAATGCGTGACTTGTAAGAATTGTAAGAAGTCTCAATTTCTTCCTTAGTCATTTCTGAAAGTTCCTCGATTTCTTCTTCGCCTTCATCGTCATCAGCAGTTGCAGCTTCTTCGTCGCCTTGCTTCTGACCATAAGAACGTTCGCCGCCGCATTTTTCGCATGTGCAATTTAGTGTGCTAAAACCAGTGTTCTCACAAAGTGATTCGGAAACTTCATCGCCGTCATCATCAACAACGATGTTATCATCGTCTGGTTGTTTTGCTTTGCCTTTCTTGGTTAAGCACTTTCCATTTTTGCACTTGCCTTCTTCATCTTCGGCTTCCTCCTCGGCTTCTTCCTCTCCACCTTCTTCTTCATCATCTTCTTCTGGTGGTCCTTGAGGTCCGCGAGGTCCTTGTTTTTTTCTTCCTTCTTCTACATCACTTTCTTTTTCTTCTGCATCAATTGACTTATCTGCATTTTCGTCGTCTTCTAAATCAGGCTCCATTTTGCCTTCCCCAAATGTATCAGGGGTAAATTGACGAACTAGATTTACAATGGACTGTACCCTACCATCTTCGGTAAGACCAGACTCCATCATTTCATTTACTTCTGCCAATGCTTTTCTTAATGATGAAAGCATTTCTGGCGCTAGAATGTCGTTTGATTCTGCAATGATGCTAACTAGAAGATTATGTAGTTCGGAAAGGTCTATGTTTGCGTATACACGCTGATTGAGTTCGGCTTCAAGCAATCCAATTTGCTTTGCGAAACTCTCATTGTTATAGTTACCAACAACCATATTCAGCCTGTTGATTTCTTCTGGAATTTTGAGTTCGGCAAGTTTATTTAAGTAACTCACAATTTCGTTTACTCTATCATCAGTTACTACCATTTCTGCTTTATCATAAACTTCAGAAATTGCATCAAACTGTTCTTTCCTTGTTAGACAATAAAATTCCTGCATGTCTTCTACAACAGGGAAATAGTCTTCTGCTTCATCTTTTCTGCGCTGAATATTAACAACAGATTCAAAAAATACGCTGTTATTTGGTAAGTTTTTGGCGCTCTTGCGGGCGCTTATGATATTCTCTTTAATAATTGAAAGAGAATCTTTCTGTTTTGCTTGCTGTGGTTGTTCATACAAACTAACCGAAATAGTTTCACCTTCCATTAATCTTGTAAGTAGATTGTTGGACGGTTTAGTTGCAGCAATAGCTTGCTTAAGTTCATCACTTGCCGATTCAATCAAATCGCCAACTGTTTCCTTAAGGGAACTGCTTACATAATTTTGTTTCTTGGGCAATTCCTCATTAACAATTCTTTCAACTCTAAGTTTTTCTTTTGTAAGAGTTAAAAGTTTCTTCTTATAGTGTTCTACAACTTCATGCTCATCATCTGCCAACGCTTCTATAATATTATTTACGATTTCTTTTTCGCGCTGTGCAAATTTATCATTCTCGTTTGCAATGGATAAAAATTGCGCCGAACCAAAACTAACCTCTGTTGCGTCAGTTTTGAATTCGAGTTTCAACAAATCCCTGCTTTCTTCGTTTACTACAAAAACATGATTCTTGTATGTTCCTACTGCCGTTAACGAAGGGTGAATTTTATCAAGAGCAACGTTAACACTTTTAACTTTAGATTCCAATGACTCTTTTAGTAATGTGTAGAACGTATAAATGTCATAAGACTTTTTTGGTAAAGACATTATATTTTTTCCTCCTTAAACTTTGTTGGGTCTTGTTTTTCTTTAAACTCGTTTATCATTTTTGAAAATTGAACCTTATCTTTCTTCACTCTGGACTCCACGCCGTCAAGTTCTCCTTCAACTAATAAACGGTTGTACGTACCACTGTACTTTCCGTTCATAGTATTATCTTTGTATTTATCTTGTTTTTCAAACGTAAATTTTAAAGTTTCTTCGCCTTTTTCTACTTCTCCTGGTGTAGAAACTTCTCCAGCGGCTTCTTGGCCCGCCTCTGGAGCGCCTTCTTCTCCAGCAGCAGCAGGCTGTTCGCCACCTTCGGGAGCTGCTTCTTCGCCATATCCATATTCACCTTCTGGTGCTGCTTCTTCTTCTGGCGGTTGTGCTGCCTGTTCTTTTTTGGCTTCTAGCTCTGCTTCTTTAATATCTTCTTGTTCTCTTATCTTTCTTAATTGTAACCATTCTTTTTCATCAATTTTAAAAATATTTTTCGCTATCCATAATCTAGGAAAACCATTATCAAAGTAATCTCTTGCCTGACTTAATCTGTTGTTAACAACTTCGGCTTCCATCAATTCTGCTAAGTTAGATGAAGGAGTTAATTCCAACTCAAAATCATACAATTCTTTTTTCTTATAACCGCGAAGCAAAAGATGCACAATGGCAACCTTGTAAAGACCTTCGCAAATATGTCTTTGTACTCTTTCTATTGTTCTGGAAAATCTAATATCCTGTTGGCTTAATGTTGACCTTGCATCATTCCAACCACGCGCACCTTCATCACCCGATTGTAAATATATTCTAGGGATTTTCAAAGCAGCCAGTATTTTATCTTTAAAATATTTAACGTCGTCTATCTCAGACAAATTCTGAGCGCCAGGTAACTGTTCTACTCTAGTGTTTTCCTGCCCTTGCCTAACAGGGATATAAAAGTCTTCGTCCACGCCAAACGGATTCGACTTATAATCAAGCTGCCCTGTCAGTGGATTTACAAATCCGCGTTTTCTAAATTTCTGTCTTATTTTGTGTAGGTATTCTTCGGCTTTTGTTGTGTTAAGGTTTCCAACATTGATAAAAAATATTCTTCTTTCTGGAGCGCGTGAAATTCTGTAAAGAACCATAGCGTCTTCCATTAACCTTAACTGCCTGTACGGTCTTCTTCCACCTTCAAGAACGGAAATTCCATATGGTCTGTAAATATCTTGGTCATCACGGATTTTAAAATGAACCATTTGGAACGGGTCAAATTCTGGTGTTTCTCCAGATGGTATCATTTGAATAAATCCCATCAATCGACCATTCATTTCAAACCTAACTACAGTTTTTGGCGGAAGGGGTTTGAGGTACAGTATTCCTTTTCTGTCTTTCTGCAAAACTATTTCGTAAAAGGCATCTCCCATTTGACAAGTACGTCTTACAATATTCCACATTTCTGAATTAACGTCTATACGTTTATAAAATAGCCATTCTAATTCTTCTTTAATTTTATCGTTGTCGGAATAAATTTCAAGAACGGTTCCCTTGTCATTTTTTTGTGTTGCGTCATCTGCATAAATGTCAAGCCCAGAATTGATAATGTCATAAGTACCCATTTCTT